AACGGCCGCAACATAACCCTCGATCGCGCCGCTGATGTGAAGGCCGGGAACCGGCTGTTTTTGAATCTTCCATCAGGCACAGCTCAGGCCAGAACCGTCCAGGCCGTTAACGGAAACACAGTCACTGTCACCACACCCTACAGCGAAACGCCGGAGGCTGAATGTAACTGGGGTGTGGACTCTGACGATCTGTTTATAGCGCTTTTCCGTGTTACGGGAACGCGGGACAACAACGACGGTACTTTCGAGGTCACCGGGACGACTTACAACCCTGATATCTATTCCGCTGTTGATACCGGCGCAAGACTTGACGAGCGGCCAGTCAGTGTCATTCCACCTGGGGTTCAGGCTCCACCAGGAAATATTGTCGTAGACAGTTACTCTACGGTTAACCAGAACATTGCGATTACCACCATGCGCGTTGCCTGGGATGCTGTTCAGGGTGCAGTTGCGTACGAGGCGGAATGGCGGCGTGACAGCGGAAACTGGGTAAGCGTGCCCCGAACGTCTTCTCTCGGTTTTGAAGTGCAGGGTATCTACTCGGGTCGCTATCTGGTCCGCGTCAGGGCGGTGAACGCCAGCGACGTTTCATCAGTCTGGGCGACATCATCAGAAGTGAATCTTACGGGTAAAGTGGGCAATCCGCCGAAACCGGTCGGCTTCATCGCTTCCGATAATGTGGTATTCGGTATCGAGCTGAGCTGGGGATTCCCGGCGAACACCGACGACACGCTAAAGACGGAAATTCAGTACAGCCTGACCGGGACGGAAGACGATGCGATGCTGCTGGCAGACGTACCCTATCCGCAGCGCAAGTATCAGCAGATGGGCCTAAAGGCAGGGCAGATTTTCTGGTACCGCGCGCAGCTGGTGGACCGCAGCGGAAACGAATCAGGGTATACAGACTTTGTGCGCGGACAGGCCAGCATTGATGTATCCGATATCACCGATGCCATTCTGGAGGACATGAAAGGTTCCGATACGTTCAAGGACCTGATCGAGAACGCGGTGGACAGCAATGAAAAAATTGCTGGCATGGCTGACGATATCAAACAGGCCAATGACGAGCTGGAGCAGCAGGCGCAGGAAATCGCCAAAAACGCCCAGGATATTGGGAAAGTTCAGACCAGCGTTACAAACCTTTCGAGCACGGTCGGAAATGTGTCTTCTTCTCTGAGCGAGCTTGAGCAGACAGTGGCGACCGCTGATACCGCGCTGGGTCAGCGAATCGATAACATCAGCGTGTCTGTGGACGGTATGACGGGAGGAGTGAAGAACTCTGCCATCGCGATTATTCAGGGCAATCTGGCGCAGGTAGCGGCGCGCAAAACGCTGTCGGCATCGGTCGCCGGTAACAGCGCGCAGCTGGACCGCATTGATGAGGTGATCGTCAACGAGAAGGAGGCAACGGCGCGTTCGCTGCTGAGTTTGCAGACTGACGTGAACGGCAATAAGGCATCCATCAACAGCCTGAACCAGACGTTCTCCGATTACCAGCAGGCCACGGCCACGCAGATAAACGGCATCACAGCGACCATCAACGGGCATACGTCAGCCATTACCACTAACGCTCAGGCCATCGCGAACGTTAACGGGGACCTGAAGGCGATGTACAGCATCAAGGTCGGGTTATCCAGCAATGGTCAGCTTTACGCGGCAGGGATGGGGATCGGCGTGGAGAATACGCCGTCTGGCATGCAGTCGCAGGTTATCTTCCTGGCTGACCGCTTCGCCGTTACTCACCAGGCCGGAGCCACAGTGACCTTACCGTTCGTTATCCAGAACGGGCAGGTAATTATCAGGGATACGGTAATAGGTGATGCCACTATCACGCGAGCGAAACTGGCTGAAACAATCAGCTCGGTTAACTACGTTCCGAACCAGTCTGGCCTGTCCATAAACTTTAGGACGGGCAAGCTTGAGAACTACGGTTCAACCGCGGGCGAAGGAGCAATGAAACAGACAAACGAAACTATAAGCGTGCGGGACTCCAACAATGTGTTGAGGGTGCAGATTGGGAGAATCACTGGTACATGGTGACTGGAGGCCTCTTATGGGGCCTCTTTTTTTTGAAAGAGAAAACTATGGCTGAATACGGTGTTCAATCCTGGGACACATCAGGCAAGGTAAATAACTATGGCATTAAGCCCGTCAGTGTTTGTGGCTATCTCCAGTTGGCCCAGAACCAGAAAACAGGCTCTTACTCCGTAGCGCTTCCACCGGGTTGCAGGCTTACCTATTTTCAGGTCATGAACGGTGATCAGTTTGGAACGAGTCGGAGGAAGATCACTATTTCAGGGGGAACCGCGACAGTGTCAGCAGTAGGGGATACCGACTACTCAGCAGGGACTGAGCCTGCGGCAGCGGCTTATCTCATTTTCCAGATCGAGAGGGCATAAATGGCGGAGTATGGCGGTTTACTGACAACGACGAGCGGGGAAGTATGGGTGACCGCGAACAGCTCGCCAATCGCTCTTCAGGCGCGAAAGACAGCGGCACTTCAGGGAACATCGGGGTTCAATACCAAAGTGACGCACACATTCCCCGCAGGTCAGCCTGTTGTCGCCTTCGTTCATTGCACGGTTGAGGTCGAAATCACTCAGACGATAAGCGGGAACACCATCACGATTGATTTTCTCAGACCGAATGCAACCGGCACAGCGTACGTTTATTTTTTCTCTATTTTCCCGCAGACAAAGCCAGACTACGGGCTGGCTGTGTGGGATGCATCAGGGACGCTGATTTTAACAAACGAAACGCGCACACTGAGCGATGTAGTCACCCTCGGTACAGCCGGGGTGGATGCCAGCTCAGGATACAACATCAATACAACTCTGGCGGGGAAGTGGGCTTGTATGCCTGCCATGCTGGGGCTAATTACCGGGGTTATATCGGCTGGCGGTCAGCCGCAGCCATACATGGCCATATACAAGAGCATGGCAAAACTTGAGGGAAGCAATACGCGGATATTCGCCAGACCGCAGACAACCCCCGGCGGCAACCTTCAAAACGTCGCGTATTCGAATCTGAGAAACGTGATTATGGCCATCAACTGCGCCAACTATGATTGATCGTTTTGAACGATCAATTTCGAATAATTGATCTACCAAATCAATTATATCCCGTTGATTCATATTGTTATTGTGTAGCTTCATGAATGCCCTGGGATATAACCACTATGAAAAATATGATTCTTTGCCTGGCGGTAGCGGTATTGCTCTCCGGTTGTGCTGGCGTTATTGAGAAGCAGCAACCCGTATGCACCGGAACAGCCCTGGTCGGCGGACAGGAAAGCAGCGTCCAGATCTACGGAGTCCGCAAGCAAAACAATCAGACGCAGTACCGCGCCGGTTATCCCTTTAACTGGACCTGGGTGAGCGCCAACACGTTCACCAGCACCACCTGCCACTAACCCATTCAGTTTTGAACAAACCCCGCTCCGGCGGGGTTTTTTATTGCCTGGAGAAAATATGCTTTATAACACTGGCACCATCGCCATTAACGGAAACACTGCAACCGGCACCGGCACGAACTGGACGGCACCCGCCAGCCAGATTCGGGTTGGCCAGACGTTGTTTGTTCTTTCTAACCCGGTACAGATGTTTCAGATCTCGGCCATCAACAGTGCGACGTCACTGACGATTACACCCGCCGCGTCTCCGGCCCTCAGCGGCCAGAAGTACGGCATTCTTGTTACTGATAGTCTCTCGGTCGACGGCCTGGCGCAGAGCATGTCTCAGCTCATCAACGAGTATGACGAAAATATCGGCGCCTGGGAGACGTTCGCCACCACCTCAGCAAACCAGAACATCACCGTTACCATCAACGGCGCTCGTGTAACCATTCCGGCGATCGGCAAACTGGTCCAGAAAGGGAGTAATGGGGCGGTTGGAATTTCGGACGGCGGGACCGGGGCAACAACGGCAGAAGGTGGTCGCAAAAACCTCGGTTTGGGAAGTAGCGCCACGAGGAACTCACTGGATTCTGAGATTGTTACCAATAGTGATACGAGTCAGATTCCAACGCTGAAAGCTCTTGGTTTGGGATATTCTCGTCATATCGACAACTTCTCAAACACAAACATGCTTGGATTCGGGCGCTTCACAAGTCAGACAGTCAATAATCCTGCAAATACCAACGGTGTAGGGGTGCAGCTACAATATGATGGTGGTCCATCCACGTCATGGTTCGTTTGGACGAACGATGGACAGGCATATATACAGACAAGCCATATGCAGGGCACTACGTATCTATGGAAAAAGGTTTACACGACTGCAAATACTACAGTTGCATCAGATGGCAGCATTAAAGCAGCATCACCTGTGGCCCGTATTGTGACGAGTCGTGACGTATGCCAGCGAGCTGATATAGCGGAGGATGGGTTCGCATGGTGCGGCTGCGGTACGTCGAACGCCGAGGCGGAAGGAATCAACATTTCCCGGCTCGATGTCGGTGTCTACGTACTGACTGGTTCGACAGGCCTGGCATCTGATGGATGGCAACTGCTGCCGCCAATGGACCCTGGCGGCATGGGAGAACTGGGTGTGGTTGAGGCAGAGCAAACCGACAATGGCGAGCTGACAATCCGCCTGTTTAAGCGCAAATACATGCTCAACGATGAAGGAGAGATCGTTAAAACGAAAGGGGCTGCTATGGATGTTCCGTCTAACAGTTGGATCGATGTGCGACTGGACATGCCTGAAAACAGTGTATGGAATCAACGCCAGAAAGCAGCCATGGAAGCAGCGGATAATGAATCTGGTTCGTAAATAAATGTTGGCAGCCAGATAAAAATGGCTGCCATATTTTGTCACATACCAACCTGACGGACTGTAGGAAACTCAGAAACAAGCCACATGTCGGATTCATCAAACATTTCCTCCAGCATGCGGTTCAGCTTTTCCCGATCGCTTTTGCTGGCATCGCTATTTAAAGCATTCGCCTGCATCGGCTTAACTTTCACTTCAGCATCAGGGAAAATCTGGTGCACTCGTTTCGTCAACTCGGCCAGGATAATCTCCCTGGCTCCCTCCAAGCCTTCAACGTTTCGCTTATCGTAAACCAGTTCAACAAACATAATGCGCTCCATTATCTACTGTTTGGATATACAGTATTTAAGCTATGGAGTAATCATGCGTCAAGTAAGAGTTTAAATTTTCCGTGTACACATTTGGGTACATTACGGTGTGAATTCTTGGTTTAAAATCAAATAAAAACAATAAGATAACTGTTTTATTTTACATATCCATTTAACTAAGGGGACGAAGCGGCAAGAGTATAGCGTTATTTACACTTTTCGTTAAGCGCATTGCCGCCTGACTGGTCAAAGAGTCACCGTTCACGCCGATTTTTCGGCAGTTTTATCCTTTTTTTCCTGAGCCTTAAGCTCGGCCTTACGCTTGTTGGACATGTCGTTACGGATTTGCGCATGGCTCAGCAGCGCAAAGATAAAGGTCCCGCCACAAATGTTGCCTGCGAGGGTAGGCAGGGCGAACGGCCAGAAAAAGTCGCTCCAGTGGAGTGTGCCGTTAAATACCAGATAAAGGATTTCAACAGTTCCGACAACAATGTGTGTGGTATCGGCGAGTGCGATAAGCCAGGTCATCAGGATAATTACCACGATTTTCGCGCTACCCGCTGACGGGAACATCCAGACCATAGTGGCGATGATCCAGCCGGAAATTATGGCATTAGAGAACATTTCAACCGGCGTGTTTTTCATCACATCCATGCCAATTTTCACAAATGCGTCGCGGGTCGGTTCATCAAATATTGGCATATACTCGAATGCCCAGGCGGCTATGCCCGTACCGATCAGGTTCCCCAGCAGCACGACGCTCCACAGGCGCATCAGTAAACCGAAATTACCGAGGGTCGGATTTTGCATGACGGGCAGTACGGCAGTGACGGTATTCTCCGTAAAAAGCTGCTGTCGCGCCATAATGACGATAATAAAGCCGAACGTGTAGCCTAAATTTTCAAGCAAAAACCCGCCCGGTACGCCTTCCAGCTGAACGTGAAATATCCCTTTGGCGAGCAGAGAGGCACCCATCGACAGACCGGCTGCAATGGCTGACCACAGCAGGGCCATCGCGTCGCGCTCCATCTCTTTTTCCCCGTCCTGGCGAATATGCTCATGAATAGCCATGGCGCGCGACGGCAGGCGCTCTTCATCGACTTCTATCTCTTCTCCCCGGTCTTTCTCCTCGCTTTCAATCTCATGTTCCTCTTTGCTTTCACCAATTTTCTCTTCGCTAATGTCTTTCAT